TCATCATATATTTTATTACACGCAATATAACACGCATCCGCTATCATAGATCTTGTATTATGGGTAACAATACAATCATTCATTAGAAATAGATGAGAGTTATTGTCTACTGTAAAGCAAGTCATATTTGTCCATTCGTCAATGGAATAAATATTTTCAATTGTAAGATAATTCTTATGTTCGCACCTTTTATTAGAGGAAGCATAATCTCTAGCTCTTTGTGCCTTTCTTTTTAAACGAAATAAATTGGGTTTGTTTTCTTTCTTGCATTGAATATGCACGGTAAAGCAACCATCGGTATATTTATCACTCCTAGAATCTTCTAGTACTGAGGTAATAAACCCTAATCCTCTACATAACTCAACTACATCAGCCACTAACTGAGAAGAAGAATTTGTAAAAGAAGTTTGACCTTTTTCATCAACGCTTCCATCTGTATCCATTAATCCTTGTAACAAAGCATATCTTTGATTAACAGAACCCTCAAGATAAACACGTGGAATGTATTTATCTTGTGAATAAGCATTAAAAAGCGGTGCTAATTCATCTTTAATATAATGTTCAACCCAAACATTTTGATTATTCTTTTTAAAATAATAAGTATAGTTGCGATCACTGCTTTTTACATATTCCCATCCCATAATTTCAGCAATACTGGAAGGAAGTGTGTTGTCTTGACTAGAAAATTGTAATGTTTTATTAGACGGGTGTTGTCTAAAACTGCCATCCCCCAGCAAAAGTCCAAAGACATAAGGGTCAATAGGAAGTTCTTTTTTAGAATATTCTAATGGAGAATTTAACTTTATCCTGAACCTATATCCTTTCCCTTCGGGGTTTTTAAAATTATTTTTAAGTTTAGCTGTACGATTTAAAATTTCTTCTGTGCTTTCCACTCTTGAAGCATATCCCCTATGAGATTTATAAAAATACTCCCAAAGATGATCTTTGCAACATTTTGCGGTTCTACCGTCTGAAAACTTAACTACATAAATTTGCTTTTTCTCGGGTTGAGGGTGGATTTGTAAGACTCGTACAGGTTGTCCATCGTCCCCAAATAAATAATCCCCCGGGCGAATATCGCCAACCTTGCGGTTCCCATTGGGAGTCGGAATAATAGTATCGTTCGGAATAGCTTTGCCCGCTCCTGTAGGAGCAGACCTAAGATAAAGCTTAGTTAATCTAGCTCCTCTAGTAACTGTATTAATCAAAGGACCATATAAAGGAACACCTACGTCTGGATTTATTTTTAAGTTCTCCAATAGCTCAAAGATTCCCGCACCAGCTTGTACAGAATTTTCAGCGTCATTATCAACGTATTTAGACTTAACCTCTTCAATCTCATCTAATACTTTTTGCGCGAGCTGGGCTAAATCAGTGTTATCTAATAAATCTTCTTGCTCTTGGCGCTTCTTTGTATCAAGAATGTTATCAGGATCATAGATAAAACGCACATCTATTCCACGATTGTCAAACTCTCTTAATAAAGTCATTTTTTTAACTCGTTGATAATAATAATCAAACGCACTTTCTACTGTTTTATCAGTTATTTCTGTTAACCATTCAAAACCTTTATTCTGTTTAAATATAGCTTCATATTTAGGTCTACCACTTAAATAATCACTTATACTATCATAAGAAATTTCTTTAGCTCCTAAATCATGTAACCTATATATAGTGCCAAATACAATTTTATGAAATTCGTTAGGGAAATCTTCTTCTGTAAAGAAGTATTTATCATCATAATCTAAAATATCTGGATGGTTATATATATTTCCTATTACTTGAATAACAGCGGCTGTATCAACGTATTTTGAAATCAATCGTATCAGTCCTCCTCCAAAAAAGTAAAGCGCAAATCTTGCTTTTGTTTATATATTGGTTGACTTATATGTATTTCTTGTTTTTTTGGAGTATAATCTGATATTATTTTATTTATATTGCGTTGTTGCGCTTCCCATAACGTATAATAATAATTATACGCTGAATCATATTCATAAGGTACTATACCTATACCGTTATTAGCTTTATCTATTGAATTACCTTTTACTTCATAAAAATACTTAAGCGTTTTTAAGATTCCAGAATACGTATAATTATAATTCCGCATATAAGATTTAATTTGTCGTTCAATTTTACCGTTAATTTGTTCTAAATTAAATAATTTTAAAATATATTGTTTTAATTTCTCTTTATCGGCTTCTTCCTTAGATAATTTTTCTTGTTGCTTAGCCGCACATTCTTCATGCACGTATCTTCTGTTGCTTATAGCTACGCAAGGAACTTTATCTCTATTAAAGCGTTCGCCACAAAACGCGCACTTTACATAATGCGGTGCTGCCATATATGTCAACCCCTTTCTTTAAGTTATTTATATAATAACATATTTTTAATTAAAAATCAAGGGATTAACTTGTTGTTAAGTTAATCCCTTTTATACATTAAATCATTTCTTTTAATTCTTCAACAATTAATTCAATCTGTCCAGCTTGCGTGGGCTTAGCTTCTGTTACTTTCTTTCCCTTGCCCAAGTACTTATCAACTATTGCCACAATCTTCATACCATTATTCTGATTAGCAGTCATTAGCTGTCCAGTCAATTGCTGAAACTCTTCTTGCAGTTTATCAAAATCATAAGTTACTTCTTGCGGTTGTTCAGCTGGCTCATCTGTTACATATGCATTATCATGTTCAGCCGCTTCTTTATTAATCGCTTCAGTTAGTGCCTTTTGGAGAGCAGCGTAATTCATAGGAATCTCAGGTGCTATATATTTAAATCGACCACCGCAATCAATAGAGTCATCTTGACTTCTAAGGGTAAGTACTGACATCTCAGCTCCCTTTTTCTGATGCGCGTATCCATATATATCAGCCATACCAGTAATTATACCGCGCGTAGAAGATGGCAATGCTGGTCTTACGCAAATGCGTTCTACATCCCCATCAGTTATTGTCTGTTCTTTGGCATGACCTATAAAATATACCGCATAACCAAGTTGAGTCATTCCTCGGAAAACCTCTGAAAACTCATCCTTGAACGCTGTCCAACCTTTCAATTTTATTATCGTATAGGCTTTTTATCCTATACTTCTGGAGATTTCTCTCATACTATACGATTAGTCATTTCTAATCCAGTTTAGCATATCTTTTCATTCCCAACTGGGAATGGCACAGTCTCGTGGAGGTTTATATCATTTAAGATAATGGTTAATTCTTTTTTAAATGTTTAATACCTCTATGCGTTGCGCGTGTTAAAGCTTTTAAACCTTAACTTCCGCTCTGATTCCCATTTCAGGGTTCCAGTTTTTTACTGCGCTTTTACTACGGCAAAGTTATTCACCGTAGCCTAGTTCACCTAGGTTATCAATATCTTTTTGATTGCATATATATTTTTGACACATCTCAGAAGCTATATCTATAGTATCAACAACTACTGCTTTAAACTACTTTTTGACTTCTGGTTTCTTTAGTTCTCGATAGACCTAACGTATTTCCGTCCATGAAGTAACGTCTTGCGCGATTACGCCAGGTAAAGCGGAATAACCGCGCTCGCACGCTATAATCAGAGCCTAATCCATCTATGCGGCTAGAGTGGTCTTACCCGTTTTAGGCTAACCATAGATGAACGTAATGTAAGACGATAAATCCCGACTAACTACATGGGGTTTCAAACCTAGCAAATTAATTGCCATTCATATCCCTCCTATTAAAACTCATAATCGCCACTAGGTATTTCACTAGCTCTCTTCTCTTCTTTTCTATTACCTGTAATCGCTCTCTGCTTCAAAGTAGCCAAATACATTTCTCTATTTGACATCATCTCTTTAAGCTCTGAAGCTGTCATTGAGTTTTCATCATCCCAAACATACGGCTGAGCCAGTGCCCTGGTTATAACAAAATCTTTGCGAGTTGAAGTGACTTCACGCACATAATTGCCGCCAAAAGCAGTCTCCTCTTCCTTGCGCCGAACCACTGTAGATGATACCTGCTTACCCCAAAGCTTTGTAAATACAGGCTCCTTACTTGATGCTCCCAAATCCTCGAAATAATTCATAGCATCTTCATCAAACGCTGTAAACTCTACGGGCAATACTGCTTTTTTATAATCGTTAAATATGGCACCCTTGACGATAACCTTCTCAGGGATTCCCCTATCCTCATCCGCTGGCTTTCTAGAGCAATGCGTAATTAGCATATCTACCTCAAACATATTGCGTCTATCTTCATCTGCATTCAAGGCTCCGTTAACTGGATGAATGAACCCATCCATATATCTTTGAGTAGAAACAAGTTCCAAGGTGCCATTCTGCGTGCCATAGAACTCATTCAAATCAATTGATGTATTTATTCTAACCTTTAATGCTTCTTCCTTTGAGCTATTCATGACAGTCTTATAATTACCATCACATATGTTTACCAACGCATTATAAGCGGGATTAGCCTTACCCTTAGACGTAGTTGGTGTTACGAATCGATACCACACAGACACTATATTTGTACAATCATCATCTGTTGCTACGTCTATTTTACCGCTAATAAAAGTAACTCCATAATACTTAGATTCTTGTCTTGTTACTGTTTTCTTCTGCAAATTGTGGTCATAGAGGTATCCTTCCAATTCAGCCTTATTTTCAAGTCTCTTCATTCTCATACTCCTTTAAATTAACATTTCTACCTTTTTCTGTAATACTATAAATAACAGGATCAGAACCTAACTTTTCTACATATCCATCGGTTACCAACCTGCGAATCGCTCCTGATACAGAGCGAGAAGATATACCTATTTCTTCAGCTATATCTTTTGATTTATGCATATGCAATGTACTTTCCTGCAAAAACTTTAAAATCAATTTGCCGTTTTCTGTAAATGCCTGTTGCTGTTGTCCATCATTAGTTTGCTGTAATGCAGTCCAATAAATTTTAGCTTCTTCTGACATCTCTGCCACTATCTGCGGCGAAGCTTCCATTAACTGATTTACAAAGTTTAAAAAAGCAATCTTCTTATTCATAATTTTATTATTCCTTTCTCTATTCTTTTATATTATTATAACATAAAAATTAAAGAAAATCAATTATAAATATTTATCTATAAAACCGCATCCATGCTTTTCTGGGCATCCTCTTAAATCAATGCACTTAGGATAAAAAGTATTGTCTACTATTTGTCTCCATTCTTCTGAATAAGACTTTAAAGCATTACACACATCTTTAAATAATTGTCGATATTCCCAATAAGCTCTCCCGCACATTCTTTGACGAGACATATCCATCAAATTGCGCAAATTATGCTTACAAACAATAGTAGTTGTCATACCAAGAGGCAACATTAATGCTATGTCCTCTTTTGGTACATTTAGCTTCTCTAAATCTTGTAATCCTAAACGAATAATTTGCATGGTTTGAATATATATAGATTTAGCAGTTTCATCTTTAGCTATACTAGGCGGGATTACATAATCAAAATTGTTATAATCTATATAGCGCGTGCTGGCTTGTAATCTAGTAGGCAAACCCCCAATATGTGTATACCATTCTCGAATTACTCTAGCCGAATAATCCTTAAGAACCATATAAACATCGGGGAACTCAAAGGTTCTACCGTGTTTGCGCTGAAGACAATCGACACCACGCAAATAATTCTTTTCATCATCAACTGTGTTGCTATTCCAACAGATACCAGCTTGTTTACCTATAAGAGTAATAGGATTTTTGGTTGTTTCTTCTTGAATTAATACTTGTCCCATGGTATTTGTCCTTTATCATCATATATATAAATTAAGCCTGGATGTTCGTTCATCAAACGACAAAGTATTATCGATTCTTTTGTATTTACCTGTGTGCTATCTGGAATAAATCCTAACTTAGTTTCATTCATTATAATGTGTTTGGTTTTAATAATTGATTGTAAAGTAATATTTCCTCTAAAGATAGCCTGTAACGAAGGTAGTAGCTTAGTTCTTGCCACTTCTTCACTATTAAGGCTATAAAAAATAATAATATCATTCATATTAACTTCCGCCTTTAGTAACATTATAACCAAAATCCTGGGTTTTAAAGAAATCTATCCAATATTTCTCTTTATCGTTTAATTGCTCTTTTGTACATTCTTCCAATAGCATAAAAGTAAAGTTTTCAACACCATCTTCTTGCATAGCCATATATAATTTATTGCGCGAGCTGGCTTCTGCCCCTAAACCCCGCTTAATGTGCGTGCGGAGCCTAGACTTTACGTCTAAACTTTGTCCTATATAACTTTTATTATTTAATTGATTAGTAATTTTATAAATTCCTGTAGTAGGATTATTATTTAATATTCTACCTACCAAATCCGCAAATGGCTTCTCAAAATAAATTTTCCATATTGCTTTATTTAAAGGTTCAGCATTGCGCAACTTATGTACTACTTCGCGCAACTCTTGTATTTCTGCGATGTCTTGTGATGAAATAGGTAATTTATAAAATTTAACTTTATCTTTTTCTTTTTCTTGTTCCTTAAATATTTGAATAACCGCTTCTTGTAGGTGCTTAGCGCTTTCTAATTGCTGTTGGACATCTTGTAACTCAGATATTTTAGTAGCTATACCCGTACTAATATCAGCTATGTTATTTAAATATTCAGCCTGATATTCTTCTTCTGCCTTTTGGTAATTAGCTCCAGCTTGCTCTGTAGCTCTTTCAAACTTTTCATTTATTGTTTCAAGCTTACTAGCCAATAGCTCCTCAGTTTTATCTTGCTCTTTTTGTAAGCCGTTAATATTCTCTTCTAATACGTCTTTACGATTAGCAAGAAGACTAAGCTAATTATCTAGGGCGATTTTGTCTTGGTTTAGCTCTTGGATGCGCTGTTCTAGAGCGGCATTAATCTAGCGTAAAGACTTGTGGTTTGTTCGATTTATGCGCTCTGCAAAGATACAGCCACCTGCGCACAATAAACCAAAGCTTAACGCAGCTATAACGAGAATTATATTCATATTCTTTTCTCCAATAAAAGATTAAAATAGGGGAGATTTACCTCCCCTTATTATTCTATTACTCCGCGTCTGGATTATACTGCTTTCCCTCGTCTGTGAGTATAAAGAAGGTTATCTTCTTCTGAGAACCATCCTCTGCTTCAGTCTTTACAACCTTTCTATAACCCAAACCCTTATTAGCAAATGCGGTAAATGCTCCATTAACCGTTCTGGGTGACAGCGACAAAGCCATCGCTACATCATTCGCTGTAAACTCCTCATTTCCATCTGCCTGCTGCAAATACCTCAAAACACTCTTAGTACTATCCTTCATAGTCATTTTATTTCTCTCCTTTATTAATATTAATATAAAGATTATTTATTTATTTAAAAAATATAGAATTAAGCCATCAATAGCAAATAAATCATCAATAGATTCTATTCTATTGGCTAAAGCTATAATATTAGCTTCTATCTACCTTTTTTGTTGTTTATCTTCGGTTTTATCTAGCCTCTTTTGTAAAGCGGCTATTTGCATTGCTATCTTTTTTAATTCACTCTTTTTCATTGGAGTTTTTCCTTGTCAATCTTTATGTAAGTATAATAACAAAAAATATTTATTTTGTCAAAATATATCGCTTATTAAACATTGTTCTGGATCTTTATCATCTCTGAACCCTTTAAAGAATGGATGTCTTAGTGATAACGCTTGTTTATCTAGTTCCATGCATTGAATTTTAACTACTTTGTTTAAATATTTATCTGGGTTTTGCGCGAAATCCTCACGCAATTCATCAGTTAAACCAGAAGCCACAGTGCCTATTTCTATAAGTTCTCCCTCATCTGTATAAGCACCAACTCTTATGGCGGTTTTCCAACCATAATAATATCCTTTAGTTACAGGAATAACATTGTCTTTATCGTATTCTTCACAAAGTGTTTTATAACTACCTTGTAATCTGTTATCATCAACAGAAGTATTAAAATTCCAATTATCTAAATCTTTGCCTGTGTATTCTTTTGTGGCATCACAAAACCCCAAACATACAGCATCTAAATAATCTACTTTTTTAATTTTTAAAGTAGCCCAAGCTGGTCTCTTACCTGGAGTATAAGGACTGGTCTTGCGTTTAAGAACCATTCCTTCTTCCCCTTGGTCTAAGACATCAATTACTTTTTCTGGTATATTTTCATAATACGCATTAGCTAATTCAATATAAGGATATTCATATAAAGCCTGATCATTATACATAACTTTTAAAGCATCGTATCTCTCAGAAGCTCCTACGTTTTTAAAATCAACATTCTTATATTTAATCATATCATGAATATAAAAATGAATATATCCTTCTTCTTCTTGTCTTTGAATAGCTTTGTCTGCTAAACATCCCATTATGCGAGTTACGTCTTTAGACTCTTTCCCTGGATAATAAATCTCACCTATAATTGTTGTCCCATTGGGTACAGCCTGAAGAGCCTCGATAATATGCGGCACGTTTTCACTTTTTTCTGTCAATATACCAGTTGTTTTACTAACACTGCGACTAAAAAGATAAACTTGACCATCAGTTGTTTTTTCATACTGATACCAATATCCATCTTTTTTTACTTCGGCAAAATAGTCACCAGATTCTGCCAATTGCGTGAACATATTTTCTTTTCCTTTTGGCAATTTCCAAATACCCATAGGTTCTACGCAATCAGCACCTGGCGCATATTTTTCGATTAATTCTTTTGAAAAAGCCATTAATTATACTTCCTCTTTAATCTTTAATTTATTATATTATAATAAATTTTTTATATTAAATCAAATCTTATTTACTGTTTTAATTATATCCTTGTTTAGTATTAAACTACCACGCATTGCTCTATTGACAACTGGCACACCTGCGGCAGAAACACAAATTGAATCACGGTTGCCGCAAACTAGCAACTTATCTTCTTCAGATATTAAACAAGCTGAGGTAACTTCTTCATCTTTTAGACAACATCTAATACCCATTCCGCCTTTTTTCTGCGTTAATAACTCAGCAATTTTTATGCGTTTACCAGTGCTGCTTTTGGTGAAAATGCCCAAATAACTTTTGGGGTTTTTCAAGGGTAATCCTACTATTACTTCATCATCAGGTTTAAGTTTAATACCTTTTGTTCCTGTAGTCATTCTACCAATAGGTGCAATATCACTAGAATTAAATTTAATTACCTGTCCCATCCTAGTAGCTAATATGAGTGGCTCATCTTTCATTAATAATACTGAAGCAAGACTGTCTCCATCACGCAGTTTAATTGTGTCTGCGCCAAAAGCTCGTTTCATTTTAATATATTCTTCTAAGGATGTCTTTTTAACCATTCCCTGTTTAGTAATAAAGACTGCGTATTTAGCGTCTGTATCTCCATAAATAGAATAAACAGCAGAAACTTGTTCATTAGGCTGCATTGATACTAAGTTTCTAACTGATTGACCTTTAGTTCCTGCTGGTATATCATTAACCAAAAGCCGATACAATTTTCCCTTGTTTGTAAATACCATTAAAGAATCCGCTGTATTAGTGCGCAAAACCATAGAAGTTATATCATCTCGTGTTTTTACCTTTTTATTACTGCGTTTTTGCACTTCAGAAACACGCCTGATAGAGCCGCCTTCTGTAAGAACTACCACGCATTTTTCTGGTTTTATCTCGATTTTTTCTTCTTCTTCAGGTTCTTCATCTATTTGCGCGAGTTCAGTTCTTCTATCGTCTCCATATCGTTCTACTAAATTTTGCAATTGTTTTTTGATATAAACAAGTTGCGTTATTCCATCTCGTAAAACTTTCCTACATGATTCCATCAAATCAAGAAGTTGCTGTTCTTCATTTTCTAATTCAAGCTTTTCTAAGTGCGCTAACCTAGACAGTTTCATGTTTAATATCGCTAAAGCTTGTTCTTCAATTAAATTATATCGATCCATCAGCTTTACCTTAGCTTCGTTTGAGCTTTTGGAATTTTTAATTAATTGCATTACATTCTTTATATCGCCAAGAGCTACAAGCATTCCTCTAACTATCATAAATCGCTGTTTAGCTTTGTCATATTCAAATTGTTTTTCTCTTTTTAAGCAGTCTATATTATGCTTAAGATAAATTTGAATGCAGTCTTTCAATCCTAACTCTGTTGGTATTTTATTAACTAAAGCTACTTGATTATAAGATACATTAGTTTGTAGGTTCGTTTTAGCAAATAAAGTCTTTACAACCTTATCTAAATTAGCATTTTTATTACATTCTAAAACGATTCTTACTCCCTTTTTGCTGCTTTCATCACGAATATCTTTAATATCACTTAAACAATCTTCTTCACAAGCCGCACCTATATCTTCTAATAGTCCTTCTACGGTTTGCCCATAAGGGATTTCATAAAATATTATCTTATTGCCATCAATTCTATATTTACCTCTAATCTTAACGCTACCATGTCCTTTTTTTATTATAGTGGGTAAATCATTTTTATTTATAATTACTCCACCTGTTGGAAAATCTGGACCAGGTAAAGTAGGTTCTTTCCCATCCATATAATCATAAATAGCTTGCGCGACTTCCCTCAAGTTGTGACATAGCCAATTCGCAGTTAGAGAAATACCTATGCCGTTATTGGGATTACACAATAAATTAGGAAAGATAGAGGGTAAAGTAGTCGGTTCCTCCCTCTGTTCATCATAGGTTGGCATAAAATCTACTTTATCCTTTTTTATACCAGTCAACATTCCATCTTCAACTAGTTTTGCTAAGCGCGATTCAGTATATCTATAAGCAGCTGGACCATCTCCTAACTGAGAACCATTTGAACCATGAAAGTCTATTAAGGGGTAGCGCATGACCCATGGTTGCGACAACCTAACTAATGCAAGGTAGATTGAACTATCCGAATGTTATTATCCATAAGTTTTTTATCTTATGCTCTGGAAGTTTCCTTCATTTTCATCAGTTGGTCATTTCCAACTCAGTCTAGCATATCTTTTCAAATGCTGCGGTCTCGTGGTAAGATTATATTCTTTTTCAAGTTTCACTTACTATGCGTTGCCCCTGACTATAACTTTACTTATAGCCTTCGGTTCGGGTTAACATTTTAAAGTCTCCCCGCTTAATCCCGCAGTTTATACACGGCAATTATTCTCTACCGTGTGGGTGTAGCTCTCCCATAACGTTTCCAACCACATTCGCGCATTTAACATGAGGTTTATTA